GCGTTTAATAGCTTCATCGTCTGTTATAGACAAACGAATGTTGTTACTATCTAAACCAGATAATAACTGTATACTTCCTTCTGAATTAGCTCTGTATGCTCTAGCATCATAATCATTACCGTCTTCATCTTCTGGTATCCAAGTATTCTCTGTTATATTAGCAGCAAACAATCTATTCTACATCTTAGCAAGAGTCTATGCTATAAACTGATAACCAGTCATAGCATTAAATTCTTCTACAGATATATCACTTAAAGTAGCTCCATAATCTACATACTGTATACTTGTTTGACCATCGGGTATATCTATCTCATCTACTATACTAATAGTAGGGGTAGAATTATTCTGTTCATAGAATATACGAATTACTCTTAACTTATTAAAGTCCTAAAGTGATAATTCAGTAGATAGCATTACTGATTTATTTGATGCTTTATTCAGACCAGTACCTTTATATTCAGAACTACCTTGGCTAGTTACACTATTTGTTAAGTGAATTAACTCACTCATTGGAGAAGTAACAGTTTCAGTGCCATGCACATTAAATAATTGATAACAATATGTTACCATTCCAGCTTTAAGATTACCTTCAGATAACCAACGGAATTTAAACGGCAATAAACTTACTACTGGAGTTATTTCTAATGAACCAGGATTGATTATATTCCCATTCTCATCTATAAGATTATAATTGTCTATATACTCATTACTCATTATGTTAACAATCTTAATAGGACTGTTTCCATCAGTAAAGTATATCTTTATATTAGTGTCTGATTCATAGTTACCTACTATACTTAATGTGGGATTTTTAGATAAATCTTCACACAATCCTAGAGCTCCTTTACATACTAATTTAATTTGAGGCATATTACTATCAAACCCCATTAATCTGTATATCTTATTAATGTTATCAGATGTTTTAGTTATTACTACTGCAATATCATTTATAGTAGTAGTACCTATTATCGTCTCATCTTTAGGTATAATAGTATCGTATCTTCTAGGATTCTCTATACTTTGTAATACTCCTGTAGTTCCTCCATCATTAGTGATAACACGAACATCCTCAGCATATCTGTACTGAGTATCTGGTATCAAATTCACATCTTGGTCCATATTAAGACCTCCTGTAAATGTATTAACTTGTGCAGTATTACTTATCATAATCTACTCTAATTATAAATATTTTGTTCATCTCCACTAGTAGAGAAGAATGTATCTTGGTCATTAATTTCAGGATACAACTTATTATAGATATTACTTATTGTAGTCAAATCATCTACTGTTGGCATCAT